AATGGTGCCTTTGTGCACGTATCTGAGTTTGAACCAAAACAACCACAATTAGAACCAAAACCTATGAATGGTGATTCAATATCTTTGAGACATGTAAGACCTGCAAGAACAGAAACTGCTGTCCCAAAATTATTACCATTAAACGCATTTACAACAACAAATGGATCTACAACAATAACTGTTGAAGAACCAGATCATGGCAGATCAACAAATGATAGAGTTAGATTTAGAGACGCTCAGGTTGTTGGTGGAGTGGCCGCAGCAACAATAAATCTAGATGCAGGTTATTTAATTACTAAAGTAAATGACGATAAATATACCTTTGCAACAGGTACAACATCTAGTATAAGTGAAACAGGAGGAGGTGGTTCTGCATCAGCAGGACCAGTGACGGTAACAGCATGATCAAAAAATTTATATCTAAATTATTTGGTATTAAACAGTGTGAGTGTCCCGAGGATGAACACATAGAACTTTACACTAAAATTCCAGAACCAGATGTTCCATTATACACAGACGTCGATGGTAAAGCAGTAAAATGTGGGACTCATAGCAGATACAAAAAAAGTTGCCCTGTTTGTAAGGAAGCGGCGGGAGTAGTATAATGGCAGGATTAAGTGCATCAGGATTAAAAACTCAAATAAGAAGTTACACCGAGACAGATTCTAATGTCTTAACAGATGCTGTTTTAGAGAATATTATATTAAACGCACAATACAGAATATTTAGAGATGTGCCTATCGATGCGGATAGAAAGCAACAATTAGGTAATTTTGTTGCTGGACAAGAGTCCATCAACTGTCCTGCAGGAGCTGTATTTATTAGAGGTATACAGGTTTATGATACAGCAGGATCAGAAATTACAGGAGCTAATAGATGGTTAGAGAAAAAAGATGTAACGTATCTTCAAGAGTATCAGGATGTAACAGGAACATCTGCAGCACAAGGTCAACCAAAATACTATGCTATGTTTGGTGGTGCCACAGGTGAGGCAGACACTAACTCAGGAAGAATATTCGTAGCCCCTACTCCAAACACCACATATAGATTTAGAGTTCATTTTAACAAAATGCCTGATCTATTAGAAGATAATGACACCAACTATATCAGTCTTAACTTTCCAAACGGACTGTTATATTGTTGTCTATCAGAGGCATATGGCTTTTTAAAAGGCCCGATAGACATGTTGACTTTGTATGAAAATAAATATAAACAAGAGGTACAGAAGTTTGCTAACGAGCAA